CAGTAGTTGAAATGCCAGCGCACGTAGATCGGTAATCCACTGCTCTAATATGTCAGCATTGTGTAAGTATACACCGATTTGTTCGACAGGCAACGCGTCAAGTTTTGTGTGCAGTGCACGGTCAACAGCGCCCGTCATCTGTGGGCAGATAGGCTTGGCCGCACACCAACGGCAATGCTCACCCACGTTTAACTTAGCGTCAGGAGACTCAGCTAGGCGCACAGCAGCCACTAAGTCCTGCTCAAACTTTCTTATACGCGCCGCGTTTGTCGTCCAGCGTTTAACGGCAGGCGGTTGAACAATAACCATCTCTATATTAGTGACGCCTTCAAACACCCATGCTACTTCTTTAGTTCGCATGGCCGCAGCCGCATAAAACATAAGCTGTGGGTTTTCTTCTACCTCAACGGTTACGCCATCGCCAAACTTCCAGTCTAATACATACGCAGTGTCACCAATGCGACCTAAAAAGTCAGTCGATCCGAACACGTCAGGCAGGAAGTCACCAAAGCCTACGCGTGTCTCGACTGCATACTCCATTTGTTTGTCAGGGTCGATTGCATCAAGCGCAGCCAAGGCAGGCTTAATCTTATCGTCTATTAGTTCTTGCGTTAGCACTTGGTCTTCGTACGTGGTGCCAAGGTAATGCTCAGGGGCAAAGCCTTTGTCTAATACGTCTGCAATCACATTATGTAGCAACGTGCCTACATCGGCGTATTTACTGGAAGGGCGTGGTGGCATCTTGTCGCAGAGCGCCACAGAGCCAGGGCATGAGATAACACGTTTGGCGGTTGAGCCGCCGACTACGGATGAATGTTTCATTTACTGTCCTTTAGATTACCTATTGAGATTGCAGTATAGCAATTAAAAATAAATGTTGTCAATATATTTTTTATTGTGTTATTATTTAAATCATCAACGGGAGATAAGCATGTTAGAAAAACAAGTTGAAGCCTACTTTAAGAAAGTAGTAGAGCAGTTAGGCGGTAAGAGCTACAAATTTACAAGCCCCGCGCATCGGGGCGTAGCGGATCGAATAGCGTGTCTGCCTAACGGTGACACATGGTTTGTGGAAATAAAAACAGATGGCGGTAAGTTGTCCGAACTGCAAAAAGTATTTGCAATAGAGGTTACACGCCTTAATCAAAAGTACGCATGTTTATGGAATAAGGAAGATATAGATGACTGGGCTAAATTATTTAAGCGTATGTAGTGGCATTGAAGCAGCAACCGTAGCATGGCACGACATGGGGTGGAAGCCCGTTGGATTTTCAGAAATAGAAAAATACCCTAGCGAGGTATTAGCACATCATTACCCTGACGTCACTAACTATGGTGACATGACTAAATATAAGGAATGGAATATAAATGAATCAATCGACCTTCTCGTTGGCGGAACACCCTGCCAAGCCTTCTCCGTCGCAGGACTTAGAAAAGGACTCGACGACCCTCGAGGCAACCTCGCCCTCGTCTATTGCGGACTACTTGACCACTATAAACCCAAATGGTTTGTGTGGGAAAACGTACCAGGTGTCCTCAGTTCAAATGGTGGACGGGATTTTGGCTCCTTCCTCGGGGCGTTGGCTGAACTCGGGTATGGGTTCGCCTACCGAGTGTTTGACGCTCAATACTTCGGAGTGGCCCAAAGACGCAGACGTGTGTTTGTTGTCGGATACCTTGGAGACTGGCGACCTGCCGCAGAAGTTTTATTTGAGTCCGACTGCATGCGCCGGGATAATCCGCCGAGCAGAGAAGCGCGGGAAACCACTGCCGGAACTACTACTAACCGCCTTGTTGCATTCGGTGAATACAGCACAGACGGAACCGCCAGCACAATGAAGGCTAGGGATTACAAAGACGCTACTGATTTAATTACGGTATACGAAACACATCCTATGGACAGCCGCGTAAAAGAGATGGGCGAGACATGCCAAACTGTGTCAGCAAGATGGGGAACAGGCGGAGGCAACGTGCCTATAGCTACTGCATTTAAAGTACGTTGCGGTTGTGAAGGCGGCGGCAAAGGCTATCTAGGTAATAGTGACACTGCGTTCACGTTAAGTACGACGCAGGATCAATCGCTGTTTACTGATATGCGGGTGCGTAGGTTAACGCCAATCGAGTGCGAACGCTTGCAAGGCTTTCCGGATGACTACACTAACATTAAAGAAAAAACACCTGACGGCAGCAGATACAAAGCGTTAGGTAACTCAATGGCTGTACCTGTAATGAAATGGATAGGGCAAAGAATTAACGCGTATGCTAAAACTTAGACCATACCAAGAAGTCGCGGCTGACTTTATATACGAGCATGACCGTGCCATGATACTTGCGCCTGTGGGCGCAGGTAAGACGGCCATCACGCTCACTGCGATGCAGGACGCTATCGAGGCCAAGCTTGTTAAGCGCTTCCTAGTGGTTGCGCCTAAGCGTGTCTGCACTGACGTGTGGCCCGTTGAGCAGCCTAAGTGGGCGCCACGTCTGTCACTTGTTGTGGCAGTAGGCACACAAAAGCAACGCCAGGATGCGTTCAAGACCGACGCCAATGTAGTGGTGACGAACTACGACAGCCTGCAATCGCTAGAGTCATTGAAAGGCTTTGATGCCGTGGTGTTTGACGAGCTAACCAGGCTAAAAAATCCTACTGGCAAACGCTTTAAAGCCATCGCCAAGCTGATGGACAAGATTAACATACGCTGGGGCTTGACCGGATCGTTCACCAGCAACGGCCTAGAGGATGTGTTTGGCCAGTGCAAGATAGTCGATCAGACCTTGTTAGGCCGTAGCAAGGGCGCGTTCTTACAGCAACACTTTGTGCTAATAAACAAAGACTTTAACGACTGGAAGCCACGCCCTGACGCACTTAAGACCGTGATGCAGATTATTAAGCCTGCCACGTATGTGCTAGAGGCTGGCGAATACAGCGACAAGCTACCGCCATGTCACACGGTAGAAGTGCGGTGCGAACTGCCTAACCGACAAGAGTACGAACACTTTAAGAAGACGTTTGTTATGGAGCTGGACGGCAAAACATTGACCGCCGTTAACGCTGCCGTGCTGACGTCTAAGCTACAGCAGTTGGCGTCAGGCTTTATCTACGACACCGAAGACAGCGCTGAGACGAAGTGGTTGAGCTTTCACAAGTTCGACATGCTAGAAGACCTACTGGACGAGAACCAACACGACAACACTATCGTGGTGTATAACTTCCAGGCAGAACTTAAAAAGTTAAAGCAGCGCTTTCCTAAGGCCGCGACGATAGACGAGCCTGACGCCATCAAGCGTTGGAATAACGGTGAGATTGAGCTGTTACTGATACACCCTAAGTCAGCAGGCCACGGCCTGAACTTACAACACGGCGGCTGTAAGATTGTGTTCTTCTCACTGCCGTGGAGCTTAGAGCTGTATGAACAAACCATAGGCCGTCTGCATCGCAGTGGCCAAGCGCATGATGTGTGGTGCTACATACTGTTGGCTAACAAAACAGTAGACGAACGTATTTGGGCGGCCTTGCATGACAAGCGGGCTATTTCCGATGTTGCAATGGAGGAGTTGAAATGTTCATAGTAATGGCTGTACAACAAGAAGCTGATATTAATTTATTTGGCAAAGCTACGCCAATAGAATTAAAGTTTGCCAGTGGTATGGTAGGGGTATTGCCTGTGTTTATGTCTCGTAAAGCTGCCGAAAGGTATTCTAAAAAGAAGTTTACTATAGTTGAAATAGGGGAGAAAAAAGATGCCATGTAATCAAGACTGTGACCAAGGCCGCAAGTGTGACTGCGGTGATAGAAGCGTAGATCGAGCAATGGTTGTGATATCCGTATTGCTGATTCTGTGTTTGTTTTCCATTGGATTTGGGCTATACAAGCTAATCAATAGAAACAAAGGCCAGGAGTGCGCTGTGACTTTGCAATTTAAAGACAGTAAGGCAACATACATTGGTAAGACTGTTTGATATATCACTTTTTTCGGTCTAATCCGGTCTGTATACGGGTTTCAGAGGAAGCGACGCGCATTGTCTGCGGATGTTTGAGTTTAATTTTAAGCGTAAGTCTACACTTTTAGTTTAGTTTTGACCTATTTGTGTAAACCATAGTTAACAATGTACATAAGGAGAAACAAGATGGCGGCACATAACGACATCACAGGCGACTTGATACAGAGCCGTGTAAACAGTAAAGAGTTTGAAAATAATTTTGATTTAATATTTAGAAGTAAAGACCCTATCTGCAACATCTGCGGTAAAGGGTTGGCCTCAACAAAAGAGTGTGCCTTTACGGGATGCCCGCTTAACTGGGACGAACAAAGAATTGACATTATCGCAGCCAACGGTAACGATGGCCTGCATTACAAAGGAGAGTAGGATGGAAAGACTAAACTGGCGTTCACTGAACGCTATCATTAACGACAAGACTGAGGAAGAAGTGCTGGCGTTGCTAAACCATGAGCGACAGACCGAGCGCCGTATTTCAATGTTACAACGATTACATCAACGCTACACCATCTTACGCGCTGCGCGTGAGCGTGTGGAAATAATTAAGGAGGCAGTAAAACCATGAACAACTATCGTGAAGTTTGGGATAGGCAAAATTACAAGTTTACTAATGTAGACGCAACACCCTGGCTACCTTTAGAAGAATTTGAACCAGTCGGCTTTTGGACTAGGGTTTGGATGTGGGTGACAAAATGATATACACAATTAATCTATACGGCATCGAGCTAGATGTGTACGCAGACATCACGCGTTACTCAGATGGGTTTGGCACTGGCGACAGCCCTGACGACGTTGATGTAGAAATCCTGTCAATAGAGCTGCCGGACTCTACGCAAGACCTAACAAATTTGTTATCAGACGACACGCTGATTCGCGTCGAAGACTTAGTATTGGAGGTAGCTAACAATGAGTGATGGAATGACAGAAATGATTGCTGAAGAAGCATTAGCTAAACAAGTAGGCGGGTCACATTACGCTTCTATGGTTTTTCAGCCAGTAGAGTTTATTACTGCAAACAACTTGGGTTTTTTAGAGGGCAACATTATTAAGTACGTTTGCCGTCACCGTAATAAGAACGGCGCTGATGACATCAAAAAAGCCATTCACTATTGCGAACTACTTTTACAAATGGAATACGGAGAATAACATGACTGAAAAAATGACATTACCAAAATGGTTATGGTGGAACAAAGGTGAATGTGTTGTCGAAATACTATCTCGCGGTCATTTCCCGACCACGGCTATGGTAAAATTGCCGTCCGACAAAAAAATAGAGATAGAAATACATGAATTACGAATTGAACACACTTGAATACGTGATTTGCTACTTTCCTGCGTTTTTGACAGGTTTTTGTACATGCGTGGCTATCAGTGCATTAGCGCCTTATCAATCGTCTGTTATACAGCGATTGGTGAGGTCGTTTTTTAGCTTTACCCGTCAAATTTGTCGGTTTCGACGTACATTGCTAAATCATCACCAGTAAATTCAATTCTACCCATGCTAGTGGTAATGACAATAATTTCGTTGTCATAATCCACTTCAATTTCATCGATAGACTGACCTAACAAGTCGTAACAGATTTCTTCCGGTGTACGTTTAGCCATATTTACCTCAACATATCAGAGTTAATTGTTAACCGGCTGACTTCACCGTAGCGGCGATCATAACTTATTACCTTAGCATCTCGGCCTGACAGCCAACCGCCCCTAGCAGAATACGCATCCCCTGGTGCTAGTGTACGATGCTGTTCGACTATCATCAAGTTGTTTTCTTTAATATCGATAGAATGATAATGCCCCATGTGAGCGTAGGCATACTTAGTCCTGCCAAACATTTCCCTGAACTGGCCAGCGAATACTTCTGATACGTTTGCGACTTTACGCTTGTGGCCGTGGTGGAAGAACAACGCCACGTTACCAAACTCGTACGCATTGTATGGGTTAGGTGATTTATCCACAGTAACGCGTGGCTCGTTCTCGTACAGCACACTAAACCACTCGCGCAGCCATATCTGACTGACCGGATCGTGGTTAGCGTCAGCCATAATAATGTGTAGCTTTTGGTGCTTGGCTAACAGCATGTCTATCACGGTGCGTAATACACGTATCGCAGACCGGACTAACTTAGCAAACCGCGTGTCCACGTCGAGCAAATGTTTAGACGCAGGCGTTACAGCGTCCATACCGTCAAAGTGTAAGAAGTCCGATAGCTGTGCAAACACAGCCGTGTCAGCGTTAGGCGACTGAGCGATGGCTTGCTCCATCCACTTAACGACCAGCTTTTCAGCGATGGCCACGTCCCAGTTCTCGCCCGTCTCCTCGTCCCACGATAGCATGCCGAGGTGGTAGTCGGTTATAACGTAGCAGTTCAGTAGGTTGTCATTAGACAGCGGTGGGGCTGGTAATGCAGTCAGTCTAGGGATGTCTTCTTTCATGGCGTCAATCGACTGACGCATTATTTCCTGTAGCTTGGTGTCCTCAATGCGTGTCTTAACCCATTGTATTTTAGCTACGCCATCTTTATAGAGTGTTGACGTACCGCGCACCACAAAGGGGTCGGGTACTATGTGAACCATATCGTTTTGGGGAGCGTAACCGCGAATGGCGGCTTTGTGTTTTAATCGGTCAAGGCCCGATTGAATGGTGCCAGCAGAAACTTGTAATCTTTCGGCAGCTTTTCTTAATGAACCGTATTTAATTATCGCATCAATAAATTCATTTTGTCTTTCCGTGCCAAACTGCTTTAAATCCTCATCGATCATCTGCGTTCCAGTTCAAGGATGTAAACGCCCAACTTAGCAGCGTTGTCCTTATCTAAGCAAATGCCACCGTCAGCTTGCTTTTGTATCGTCAGGTGTGGTTTTGTCGGCTGGAGTGTTTGCTGGGTCTGACATGCTGTTAAAATGAGCAATATACCAATCAGCAGGGTTTTCTTCGAGTGCATCGCGCAACCTTTGGGCTTTCGCCTGTTCTCTTGCCACAGCCCACCTTACTACTAAAAGTAGCAGGCGGTCTATGATAGCTAAGAGTGAGGACACTACTTTTTGTCCGCTGTAAATACGCCTAAGGTGCCGATGGCGGCTAGACCCAAGGCTACAATCGCGTCGCCTTGCTCTGGTGATAGCGATACGCCAATGGCGGTTAGTAGCGCTACGATACCGCGCCATGTAGATGCTTCTTTAAGTCGTTCAATTAGATATGCTTTCATATTGTCTTCCCCTTTTGAAAATCGAGTAGTGACAGACCGCCGGTAAACTGACAGTGCGCCGTCTCCTTAAACTTGCCAGTCCATCGACCAGCCCATTCAAGCCCTACGCTTTCTGCGATAGCGCCGCAGGTTGCAAACAAGCCCTTATCGTTCCACTGGCATTTGCCATTAACGATTGGGCAGAAGTCAAACGCGACTTTCCAATTATGAAAAGACTGCCCCGCCTTAGCGTTAGTTACTATGTTGCCAGGCTTTGTGCGGCCTTGATTATAAAGGGCTGTTTGACTTTCTGCATCACGATACGTGGATGTAATCAATACGTCAATGCCTTTCTTATCACATTCTTCAATAAAAGCCTTGCACATTGCAGCGACTTTAGGATGCAAATCGGACACATTACGACTATTTACCAAAGTATATTGTCCCCATAATAAGACCGCCAACAATTAACCACACCACGCGCTCAACCCATGCGCCTGACGCATGCGTCACTTCGACCTTGGTCACACGGCCTTCTAAGATGCGGTGATGGTCGTCGTAGCTGTCCATGCGCTTGAACAACGTAATCATTCGTTCTTCCATGCGGGCCAATGAAACAATCGCTTCAGACACTTTGTCCAGCTTTTCTTCTATGCGGTTGAGGCGCGTTGTTTGATCGTCCATACTAAATCCTTATTGGGCTAATGCGTTTTGCTGTTGTTGTGTTGCAAGAGTGTTGACACCTTGGCGATACGTCGCCATAGGTAGGTTACGCGCAAAGCCTTCAGCGATAGGTAGTTTAGCGCCTGCACCTGAGCGCATTTGATTGGCTAATCTGTTAGCTTGACGTTCTTGCATGCCCGTTGCCGCCGCTTTACTGGCTAAACCACCAGCAGCAGTGTACGCACCCCAAGGGCTTACGGCGGTAAAGATGGCCGCAGCAGGCGTCATAGGCGTAAACTTGGCCACAGTATTAAGTAAGGACTGTATCTTACCGCCTTTAGCGGCCTCTTTAATTTGTTCTTGTTCAGCCTTAGAAAACAAACGCATTTTCTTATCGTTCTTAGCCAGGCTAGATAGTTGGCTTGCAATGGCTTTACCTTTGTCGCCTTGAGATAGTTCAGCTTTCTCAATGATGTCGGTAAAAATCTCGCCTTTCTTCATGCGTGAGTAATCTTGACGTGCGTTCTTCCACGCTTCAACGGCTTTTCTATCACCGCCAACAATGGCTGACGCAGGCGCATTAAGAACGTAATCGTCAAACTCGTCCATTAGTTGAGCGCCAATTAAACGCTCTTGTGCATCTGCACTGCCTTTTACACCGCCGATAACTTTACGAAGGGCTGTAATCTCAGCCACGTCTTTAGGCGTGTCGGACACTAGCTCGTCAATAACGGCTTTTACTTTAGGATAGGCGTTTTCTACATAGCCTTGACTAGCGCGAAGTTTAGGCGCAATAGTACCGAAATGCGATTTAAACGCATTAGGGTCTAGTTGGAAACCTGACGCATCTAATACATCGTAGTTGGCTTTTGCACGAAGGGCTAGTTGATCCGCAGTGGCGGCTTGTTGACGCACGTTAGTGCGTAAGTTAGTAAGACCGCCTGTGGCTGCACCTGCCGCAATGCCTAGCAATGGGTTGCCTGACTTCTCTGTAACGCCTTGCGTTACGGCGGCAGATGTAGGCGCAGTAATAACTTGAGACAGTGGGGCTTGAGACATAACTTGACCAGTGCGGCCTAACATACCAGGTAAGTTCTTAATTAACCCTGCGGCAGATGACTCTATGCCTGCTGGTGATAATGCGCCGCTTGCAACCTCAAGCATACGTTCGCCAGTAGTCTCTGGTCTAGGGCCGCCTAAATAGTTCTTAATGACTTCAGATGTAGCTGGTATATTTTTACCCGCAAGCGCATTGTATGCGCCTATCGCCATATCGCTTATAGGCATAGCCACAGACCCGATTAAGGCGCCAGCAGGTATAGTGACAGGTGCGGCTGGGCCACCTAAAGCACCTAACGCTGCACCAGCAGTAGCACCTATAACACTAGGCGCTGCACCACGCAATGTAATGCCTGCGCCACGCGCAAATGATTCCATCTTGGTAGGAGGCGGTGCAATATGCGCTAATATTTCATCGGGAGAATAGCCTTCGTTTAGCGCAGTTGCAATCTTAGGGTTTTTATCTTTAATATGATTAAAAATATCCTCGTCAGAATACCCTGCACGACGCGCTGTATTAATTTGATCCCGAAATGTATCAGTGCCACTTTCGGGGGTTTTTTCTTCAGGCGTAATTCTTTTTGCAGTTACGCTAACTTTAGGTAAGTTAATATCAGCCATGATTTGCCCTATTATTTAAATATATCATCTAAAGTCTTAGCACCTTTTTTAGCCGCACCAGCTCGGCCTTCAGGGATGCCAGCAGTGTAATCAGATACTTCAACGCTATAAGGAAGAATGGTTTTAGTTTTATCTTCAACTGTTTTAACCATTTTGTTATGCTTAGTAATAGCATTTTGGGCGGCTCTATTGTTAATAGTAAGAATTTTACGGATAGCTTTTTCATCCATTTTAATATCGCCCGCAGCGGCTTTCAATGCGTACTCCCTATCAGCATCAGACAAGCCAGTACCCGCACCAAACTGTTTAATAATTTTAGCGGTGTTAGCGGCCATTAATGCACCGTATGCTTGAGAGTTTTGCGCGGCGTCAGCGTAACCAAAATCAATACCAGCTTGACTAAGACCTTGGTTAAGCGTAGTAAAGAAGTTAGCGCCTACACCAGTTAGCATGCCTTTATCTAACAAGGTTTTACCGACCATGTTAGTAGCTAGTATTTGCGCCGCATCTTCAGCGCCAGCTTTACTGGTTTTTAATATCTCAGCTTGGTCTTTACCTACTTGTTTCTCAAACTCTTTTTCTTGCGCATTATTTACGTTAACTACGGTGCTTGCCGCTGGCTTATTGTAGGTTGCGCCTGTTGACCCAGCTACTGTACTTGCTTTACCAGTTAAAGGATCTATTGAAAGTACACGCGTAGTAGGCACACCGTTAACCATTACGTTTTGTTGGTTTTCAAATTTAGGCAATAGTTTGTCTGCTTCAAAAGCATGACCTGCCGCCCATCGACGGATGGCTTCAGGGTTTTCGCCTAGCTCTGTTAATTGTGCTAGATCAGCCGACACGTCTGAGCCTGTCATACGACCTACATCTTGTGTAACACGTATAGCGTTAGCTAAGGTAGGGTTGGCTAAAACTTGTGTTGCGCCTGTCTTAAGAACACCGTGTATTTTAGTAAGCTGTTCTATTTCAGCATTTTTAGCTAATGTTTTTTCTTTATTTGTTTCAGCTTGAAATTTCTCATACGCTTGACCTGTCTTAGGAGAGATACCATAAAGACCTTTAGCAAAGTCAGGTGAAGACCTGTCTTGTTGGGCAAAGTAATTACGCACAGCCTCGTCTTCGGCTATTGCACGTTGTTTTTCTTGCATAGCAAGCTGATTTGCTTGACCAGTCTGTTGCAGGTTTTGCAACTCGTACATCTTCGCCATTTGATTGATTGGCGATTCTATTTGTAAGGGCTTAACGCCTAACGCAATACTATAGTCTAAAGCCATGATTAATATCTCCCTAATGGATCGTATGAACCGCCAGTGGACCATTGTCCATCAACCATACCCCCGCCGCCGTATAGATTAGGATCTACAAACGAATTACCGCCGCCTTGCGGGAATATTCTGTTTAGCATTTGATTTTGATTGTAGTTATTCATAGCACCGCCCAACGCGTTAGACCATGCGTTAGCGCTACCAACGTAACCTGACGCCCGCGCATTAGCGGCGTTCATGTAGTTCTGACCAGCGTTAGTGGCATAGTTCTGACCTGCGCTTGCTACATTCCCTGCGGCAGTCTGACCTGCACCCATTAGACTTTGTAGTGGGTTTAGTTGGTTAGCACGGTTGGTTTGGTAACGGTTGAACGCGTTGGTGTACTCTTGCGACGCCATGTCTTGACCAAATCGTGTAGCACCGCGTAATGCAGCGCCTGACAACAAGCCGCCTCTAGCGGCTGCTGTACGATCTAGTGCCTTCATACCTTCTGACATACGGAACGCATAGCCTGGGTCTTGTTGAAAGTCCTGCATGCTAAAGTCTTTAGTGTATTTACCGCCAGCGCCAGGAGTTAGGCCCATGTAGTCTAGCAGTCTATTTTGCGCAGATAGCCCAGCCTCACGGAACGGTGCGTTCAGTTCAATGTTCTTCTCATACATCTCACGCTGTAGTTCTGTAGCGCGATCTGCTGAAGCGGCTTGTGTGTTAGCGGCGCTTTTAGCAGCTTTACTGCCCATTGCACCGCCAAGTAACCCTACGCCTGCGGATAATATATCTCCGCCAGTTAGACTCCCTACGGCTTTACCTATACCTTTAACTATACCGCCCATAATTGTTTCTCCAATCTAATAAGCCCATCATTACGGCTAACTTCATTAAACTTAAAATGTTTTGCTAACCGTAAAGATTTAGCGTTACCCTCTTGTATCTGTATTATAGCCGTTGGGTAATCCTTGGCTATTGAATCTATTACTTTTGTAATCTCATGCTTTACATTCCACTTGCCTTGTCTAGCTTGAGATACGAATAAATCAAATTCATTTTCTACTACTATAAACACACCGCCATCAAAATTAACAACTTTAGCATGCTGCTCTACTGCTTTCTTTGCTTCTGCGTCATACGTTACATTATCATATTTCTTATAATGGGCAACTATAACTTGCCAAACATCATCCGGTATCATGCGGTGTTTATTATGCTGTCATTGCAGACACGCTTAATGTAGCGGGTACTGTTCCTGATGTAAGTGTTAATTCAATATCGCCGCCGTTATTACGAATAGCTATGCCTGTTATGTTACCGCCAAGATTTACGCCTGTAGCACTTGGAATAGCTAACAATGCAGAAGCCGTAACTGCTGCAACATTCCTAACGGATAAAACAGCGCTCACATCGCCTGCACCAATTCCTACCCACGTATTTAACGCAGGTATAGTGACCGTTCCGCCCCCAGCAAATAACCCCGATGAAGCAGACATATATGTGCCTGCAACAGCGCCTTTTGACGTCAAAATAGTTTTTAATATGTTAGGTACGCCTGTACCACTAGCTCCAAATTTACACGCTAATACGTTAGGCTCATACCCCGCTGTGTAATTTAAATAATTTGATGTTGCATTAAATTGAGTATTAGTTACGCTAACTTTGCTGTCTGTTGCAGCTAAAGTAATAGAGTGTACTTGGCAACCTATTATTTCTAAATGCCCTGATCCGCCCGGCGTACCTACGGTTAATATGGATAAATTCGCTTGAGAGAAAATAACGCCGCTTATAATATTATTGTAGTAATACAAAGTGTAAACAATGTCTGCGCCGTCAGAAGGCGTGGCGTCACTATTTTCAATAAAGGTATCGTAAATTCTTAATGTTGCGCCAACGCCATTTACTACTGACTCTGAAAATGGCCCTTGAAGAACCCCGCCATAAATATTAACGACATAGTTTTTTTCTACATATGTACCTGGCACATTTGTAAATTCAAAAGCCCTTTGCGTTGTAGGTGCACCAACAATATTTGGCGATATAAAATCAACCGCAGCCCAATAGCCTTCACCATGTACCGCAACTACACATGATTGATATGCGCTAAGTTTTACTTGTGAAGATTGAAAATTGTTAAACCAAATACCGTAATCCCATATACCAGTAGGGTAAGCATTATTAGCTCCGCCTGCTGCTATTGATATGTCTATATACGCATTGTTGCCAATTGCGTAGGTATAATTGGAAGAATAAAGTGCTTTAGTACACCCTGCGTTACACGCAACTATACCAAACCCTGTAAGTTGAGGTCTTGCGTAGTTTACATTAGTAAAATTTAACCCGCCTGTAGCATTTGTAAATAGTAATACAGAAGAATATATACCGTCGCCGTATATAACTTGCTCTATATTTGCACTTGGGATAACTAATTCTGATGTAATTACATATGCGCCTGACGGAATATAGATAGGCTTACCTGTAGTTAACGCGGCGTTAAACGCTGCCGTATCATCAGTAGTGCCATCACCTACAGCGCCAAAGTCTTTTACTGATACGGTTTGACGAAGTTTAGCTTGTACGTTAGTTGTTACCGCGCCTGCGCCTGCTGGCGTGTACGATACGTTAACTGCGTCCATTGCATTAGTGGCGACAGGCGTAGCGGTAGAAAACTTAACAACATCGCCTACATTAAGGCCAGTTAAGAACGTAACGGTATTGTCATCGGTCTCAAGGTAATTAACACTAACAATCTGATTACTACCGTTTACAAACACGGCTAAGTTATTAGTAGCAGGCAAATACGATAGAGTTAAGTTGAACACAGTCTGACCGGCTGTCGCTGTCGCTGTTTCTTCTTGCGCTGTAAAGGCAATAAAGTTAGAGTTGATGCCTGACAAGCCGTCCCAAGTGGCAATCAATACGTCTGTAGAATCTTTAAGTACAAACTTGTAGCTAATGCCATCCGCTAACCAAATCTCGCCAGTAGGCACTCGACCTGCGGCGTCTAAGATGATAGGGTTAGCTAGGGCAGTAATGCCTGAGCTTGATGTGTATGTAGTAGCAGGGGTTGATGTGCCAGCTAGGTAAGTGTACAGTAGACCGCCAGTTAAGGGGACGCCATCGTTGGTGAAGAACTGTGCGCCAGCGCCGCCTAAAGGGGATAAGTTAACAGCCATATATAACTCCTAATGTAACAATAGCCCCTAGTGTCGTGGCTAACCAATCATAAATATCTACGGTATGACCAGGATGCTTGTAATCATACCACTCTTTTGCGCCCGCTACTATAGCTACAAGCAGTAAAGCCCAGTAGCCTATAACATAATATGATACAAAGGCCAGGATAGCGCCTACGTTAAAGTGAGCCTGTAAGTCGGCACGTACTGGAATACGAGGGCTGGACAGCTTCATAAACAATGAGAATAGTTTTTCCATTATGAAATCCTTGAGCAATATGCAATATTGCCTGCAAGAACTGTTACTTGTAGAACACCTGATGCAAAACTACCAAATACGCCTGTATCCCCTATTAAAGTAACGCCAGCAGGTGGAACTAAAATAAGCCCTGCACCTGTAGTATCTGTTTTAATTATAGTGACTGTAGTGCCTACAGATCTATACGCTAAAAATGATAAATTCATGCCTATTTGTGCGCCAGTATTTAGATTTTTTACGTCAAATAAATTTACATTTTGACCTTGAAGTGTTAATGAAACAGATGATGAATAAGATACAAGTTGGCTTGGCGCATCACCTGACGTAACAGATAATTGAAAGCCACTACCATTAATACCTAACGCTGCGCTAGAGCCAACGCCTAATGCGCCATTAGGTGCGTTATTAATATTTTTTAAGAAATAACTATGCGGATTACTTGGTGATAAATCATACCAATATTGCCCTGCATAAGTTGATAAAGCATCTACATATAAATCGTATCTGCAATACTCACCACCACGAATATAAACACCGTTATTACCGCCTTCAACAAACATATCCCAATTACTAGCTGTATGTCCTACTGCACCGCTACCTTGCGTAATATAAAGTCCTACGCCGCATCCGTATGCGCCAATAGCAGTCATAATACATCCGTTAGTATTATCTCCTGCATCTGGAGTTACTTTAAACCCATAGTCGCAACTTTGCGCAAATACATCACTCCAGCGTTGTAAATTGCCCGATATAAAATTAACCCCTGCTGCACCATGCGACAGATTTATTCTATTTAAACTTAATAATTGCCCTCTATTAGTTGCTTCGTTACCTACAATAATGCAATCACTACTATTAGTGCCTAATCCACCATAAATTTGCATATTTTCAATAGTACATTGTTGCCCGTTAACTGATATAGTAGCTGGATGTGTTACAAGTGTTTGTCCTGTCCAATCGGCACTAATTTGGCTAATTGTAGTGCTTAATCTACCTGCGCCATATATTCTAGTTCCTAATTGAGTAATTGCTATAGGAGCAGAAATACTATATGTTCCCGCTGGGAAGTAAACGGAAGGATAATTAGCGAAACTAGCTAATGCAGCCGTAATAGCGGCATAACTATCTGCTACTCCTGTAGGGTCAGCACCGAAATCAATAACACTAACTGATTCTTGAAGTTTAGCTGTAAATGGTCTATTAACTGCGCCAGTTGCGCCTTGGTCATATTTAGGTACGAGTGTTGTCATTATATTTATCCTTCTAATGTGTCTAGTCTTGCAGTTAAATTAGTTATCATTGCTTGTTGTTCTTGGATAAATGCAACAATGTTTGCCATTACTTCAGAACTTGATGGTTGAATAGATTGGTAAATTGGAACTGTACGAGTACCCATTACAGCCTCTACTGCTGGAGTAACCTCATTACCTTCTTCGTCTAGTACAGCAGGTATAGCTGGAGTTATTTCATACTTTTGTTCTTCAGTTGCATCTTTTTCACCATTACCTGAATACTTAGCCACTTCCATAAATTCATGGGCAACAAAACCAACACCTTCACCTGACCCATCCCACCATTGCCATTTTTTAGGCTGTAAAGCCATAATAAAGTCTTTAGAACCTGTAAGAGCTTCTTGGTTATTTTTTAAGCGATAGTCAGAAGTTAAGTTGTAAAGAACACCCGTTGTGCCATTTTGTGTGATAGAGCCAATAGAGCCTCCAGCATATAAAAAGTAAGCGTAACCAGTACCACTAGCAGTACCACTAGCATGCACTATATTTGCGCTGCCTCCTCCAGTAGGGTCTAAATATAACCCATTAACAGAGTTGCTTACTACGGCTTGTCCAATTAATAACCTCCCACTAGCATCTAGTGTTAATAAATTTGATGCACTTCCAGATTGCAAAACAATTTTAGTAGATGAAAACATACCTGCGGCATAAGCCCCAAAACCTAAAGCGGCGCCTGTAGAGTTATCCGTTCCAACATAAAAAGTATTGCCTGTATTATTAAAAGTTTGGTATGCGCTATTTGTTCCAGTTGACGATGTTATGCTAAAAGCATTAGCGGCATTTGTTTTTACTATGCTTGCCCCGCCCGAAGATACACTTCCGGTCACGCTTAAGTTAGTAGCTCCAGGGTCTGTGGTATTACCTAAACTTAATCCGCCACTAGCATGAAGTGTCATTGCTTGTGTCCAGCTAATAGTATTTCCTGCTGTACCGCTTGCTGCATAACTCCAAGATTGTAATCCTAATGCTTGCGTATATTTTGTTGCAGGGCCATTATTCTTATAAACAAAAGCGCCTCCATTTGTAGACTGAATTGCATTATTTAAATACTCAGCGTTACCACTTGTACCTGAACTTCCAATTGCGCCCCAAGAACCTACTTCAATAGCTCTAACTGTACTAGCCCAAGTATTAAGAGTCACTCCTATACCTAAGTTAGTACCGTCAAATATTAATGCACTTCCAGTAGTTAATGCGCTTGTGCTTGACGCATAAACAACACCGTTAGCTGTAAACGCCGTTAAACCTGTACCGCCGCTTGTAGTTGGTAATGCAGTACCTGATAACGTAATAGCTAAGGTACCGCTAGTGGTGATAGGACTGCCTGATATAGATAAGAACGAAGGCACTGAAGCCGCAACGCTTGTGACTGTACCGCCTGAACCTGTAGCATTAATAGTAATAGCGCCAGCGCCATTAGTAATGGTTACGCCTGAACCTGCGGTTAGCGTGGCTTTGGTTAGCGTGTTGCCTGTGGAGTTACCAATGAGTAGCTGACCGTCTGTGTAACTTGTTTGGCCTGTACCGCCTGCTGATACTGGAACGACTTTCCATCCAATGACTTGTACGTTACCGCTGCTGTCCTTGTAAAACAGCTTGCCATCAAAGATATTAATGGCTAATTCAGCGCCGCCAGTGCTGTTCAATAGATTACCAGCCGCAGGTGTGTTGCCTGTGGTTGAGCTAGAATAAATCTGTATCGGCGTAAAACCTGATTGAGCCATTAAAAGTTGCCCCCTGAAATACCTACATACCTAGATGCAGTTGCTGTCGTAAACGTGCCTGTTGCTGGCGTTGTTGCTCCGATTGTCGTACTATTAATCGTGCTGCTTGTAATTGCGCCGTTTGTATACCCAATGCCGTTAAGTATACCCGAAATAACTTGACTTGCGTTAATTGCAATAGGTACATTCTGTATACCTACTATACTGCCAAACTCATTAACTGTTATTTGTGGTACTTGCGACGCTGTGCCGTAAGTGCCTGGTGTTACTGAACCTGTACTTGAATACGCTATCGTAAACAGGTTGTTAAAAAACCTAAACCATTCGTTCGACACAATGCCTGTCTGTGGATCGACAAGTGAAACCCTAGGTGCCGGTATACGGGTGTAATTAAGCATTAGTTCCGCTGATGAGTAACTCAGCGCCCATAATTGCTATTTTAACTGGGTCAGTCCCTGATACCTCATACACGCGGTCACGTAGCTTTTGTGTCATGCCTAGACGCCGCCAAATAGTACGATAGCCATATTGACCTATCGCCCCCATAGACTTCCAATGTTCATTAGACCAAGTATGGCCGCCATCGTCAGACCAACGTAGCATGGCCTGGGGGTCATTACCTTGACCAACAACAAGACCCACGCCTGATTCAGACTCTAGTTGCAGACTGTGTTGCGCTGTGCGTTTTAAATTGTTTTGACCGCTAGGTAGCGCTCTCCATGAGCGTAGCCACTTCTGTGTAGCGCCGTTATCGGCATAGACGTCTAGGTCAAACTTGTAGATGTTGCCATTTTGGTAGTCGCCTACAAGTGTAGTGGATTGGAAGTTGCACTGACAATTTGAACGGTGACGTGTGAACTCACCATTAGTTAAGTAAGCACGTTCATGCCACGCGCCTGTGGCTACATCGTAAACCCATGTGGCATTGCCAGTAGGGAACGATATAACGTAGAACGCATGGCCTTCTTGTTGGTATGTGTAAGCTACAGCGTCAGATATGTTGGTGTAGCCTTGGATAGCGTATTCGATAGCGTGTGTTGACACGCGTTGTGCAGCGTAGCCGTTAGACCTGTAAATAACACCAAAGCCCCGTGGGTCGTTGCCTAACCAAAACAATGAGTTATCTAGCTTTGCTACAGAATAAGGTGCGATACAGCCTGTTTCGTTAAACGCACCTTGAATTGGTATTAACGGAAAGTCGGTAGCACCGGAGTCATACCAAACCTCTGTCGTGTCCGTACCGAATACCCATAGCTCACGGTGGATAGAGTTAACAGCTACAACGCCGTCAGGTGAACCCTCAGCACTAGCAAAGTCTAGCGGATCAACGGATGTACCATCTAGTAGCTGTGTAATCCATATCTTTTGGCTGTCAGGCTCGTTATACACGAAATACCCATCAAGATAGGTGACAGTTCCAGCGCCAGTAAAATCAGGGTCTGTAATCTTAGCGAATACGTCAGTAACTTCATTGTAGATATAGCCATTAGGGTTAGCTGCAATAAACATTTGTACGCCATTATCAGCAAACGTGACTGGCCCAGTGCCTGCTACTTCACCAATGTATTCGTAAGTGTAGTCGGTATTGATGCGATAAAAACCTGTGCCTGATACGCAATACGCATCGGTGCCATTGGTTTGATGCGCCCATAAGCCTCGAATAGGGCCAGTGCCTATGGTGACTAGCTTAGTTAAACCTGGCGCACGATTAAGATAGCCTATCTCAAGACCATTCTCAGGTGTCTGCTCAGGAAACAAGTTAACCATGCGGTTGTCCGCAGCGTTAATTGAACGAGCTACATAAGATTGTCCAAGGATAGGCGTTTTCATTAATAGTTACCAGCAAAGATATTAAAGCGTTGACGCGTAGCCACAATGCTATATGGCATGGACATAATGTCGTCAGGATTATTAATACGTTTTAAGTCACGTTTAGCTGTCATAGCAATACGTTGCACAGTAGGAGAAGGCTCTACACCAAACTCAGGTGCAATCTCACAAGCTAGGTTATATTTAAACGCACGTAGATAGCCTGGAGGGAACGCAAGGTTTGTAGCCAAGGTAGCAGGTGCAGTTAATTCTTGAACAGATACAATGTGGAACTCCAACACTTTGGTTGGCACTGGATACACTGTCATTGAAATGTTAGGGTATTCCATGTTTACCCACATCACTTGTGGATAAGTAGACGTCACGGTCTTAACAGCAATGCCATCGTATTGTTGTTGATTGATTAGTTTGATGCCGAATGATATACCGCTTGATGGGTCACGGAAGTATGAGGCGTCGTCTACTAAGATAGGACGGTTGCCTATAGTGTCGCCTGACGGCCCTAAAGTATGTGTTTTAGTGTTAGGTATCCAAGTCACAATTTGATCTTGGGTAGCAAATACGGACAAACGCTCAGTATTCCAGCTATCAATCATTTGATTTAGCGCGGATAGAGCGTCTTGTGAGGTTGCGGCAGATGGCGTCTCGCCTTCGGCTAGTATGCCTAGTAAGCGTAACGCACCATTAATTTGATCGCCTGCGGTAGTGGCCATAATACGGCTCCTTATTCTTTTCTACGTCGTTTGACATCCAGCGTATTGACGGGAGCCGCTTCAGCTTCAATTTTAGCTGGCGTATCAGGATTATACTCTATCCATCCGTTTTGTGCATCCGCTTCTGCTTCCTCAATCATAGTAGCTACTTTAGTACCATGAACAGGGTGTCGTAAATATATTGTAGGCATGTTTTTTCCGATAAATAAAGAGGAGGTTTTTAGGCCCCCTCTTTTACATTATGGCAATAAGCCGTAAGTTTTTAGTTTTGATTCTAATTGTGCTACGCGAGTTTGCAAGTTTGCAACAACGGATAAAACAGAGTTACCTTCGTCTTTAGTTGCAAAACCGAAAGGTGTTGTTTGAGTTAAATCTTGAATTGCATAGTCAGGTGTGCCAGGTGCAGTAGACGTAATAGTAGTCAAAGCAGCGGTATTAGCCGCAACTTGAGGTACAAACGTAGCCCCATCTAACAACGGATCTGCATAAGCAACGCCAATTGGTTTGGTATTGTTAGCCATGATATTTTCCTTTAAAAGTTCCGCCCCGAAGGGCGGAGTTATTACTTTTTATTACATTAAGCTACAACAGCAAATTGCCATTTTGTGCCATCAGAAATAAACAACTTACCTACACCAGTAGCGTTAGTAGTAACGCCAATAGAGCCTTTAACGGCAGTTGTTGTAGTGCTGTTAGCAGTAACTGCTGTGCTTAAAAAGTAAATGCCAGCACCTGTTGAAGCGGTAAGAGTGTTACCGCCCAATAGTTTTTCTGCATCTACGTTACCGTCAGATACTTGATATGGGCCTGCGCCGTTTGGAATTGCCATGTTAATTCTCCTAATTAAATTAAAGAACCCCCGCCGAAGCGGGGATTACTTAGACTAACCCCAAATACGGGCAGCCATTTGTGGACGAACAGCGCTATAGCCATATAGAACGTCAATACGGCAAGGTAAGCGGTCGTTGTTGATGTCATATTGACGGACAACACGTAGAGAGATACCGTTGTGTACTTGACGTGAAGCCATGTCTACGCCTTGTGGTAATAACAAGTCAGCAGTCGCGAAAGTGATTGCATCTTTGTGGTATACCAAGTTTTGAGCGTATTGAGTAGAAGCTGCACCAACAAAGGTAATAGCGGCGCCGTCTTGTGGGAAAGCGCTGATAGTTGCCAAAGCGTTGTTTGGAGTGTACATAGCTGGTGAAACAGCAATGCTAGTCCAAGCGCCACCTGAAGCAGTGTTAGCAGCAGTCACAGTGAATTGTTGTAATGAACCAGTTGACTCACGCGTTTGTGGGTTAACTGCGTACACGTTAGCAACAGTGAACACATCACCTACAGTAACTGTAGCTGAACCTGTACCGCCATCGATGCTGATAGTAGATTGGCCTTCAGTAGTGATTGTGCCATTTACTAAGATAGTATCGTTAGTAGAACGTGTACCAGTGGTGTGTTGTTTGATAGATTGAGACATATTAACTTCTTCGAAGCCTAATACGCCCATGCCCATCATACCGTTACGGAATTGACGTGAAACAGTGTCAGTTGGGTTGAACAAACCTTTCATACCTTCAACTAGGCCCGCGTTGGCAGCAGGGTTAACTGTTGCGTAACGTGGAGACATAACAGCAGCGCCTTCGTTTAGTTTTTGTTGAGCTTGCAACAATACTAATGAAGTAGCAGGTGTAGTGCCTGGAGTACCTACTGAGTTGTAGATTGATTTGTAAGCATTAGCAACGTCTGCATCAACGCTAGAAGCCAATTGTGAGATACGTGGTTTCAATACACGTTCTGCAAAATCGTCTAATTGCATTGTTAATTCAGCAGATGTGAAGTTAACGCCAATGTGTTTTTGTGAAGCAACAGACAATGTTGTGTATTGTTCGTTGTCATCTTGCACTTGTAAAGCCGCGCCGTCAGTTACTAAAGCACGATCCGGTAAACGGATACGCAATGTAGAACCAATTTTAGCGCCTTCAACGGCAAAAGAATCGTCGTATTGACGATTTACGTTACGTGTGATCACAAGGTTATTCTCTAGGATTTCTAGGGCTTTACGAGTGATCATATCAATGGTTAAGATTGAGTTTGACATGATATTTCCTTATTAAAAGTTAGCGGTTTCTTTTCGCTTCCCATGCCTTAGCTTGTCTAGCTCTTTCGGCAGCAATCCAATCAGACGTTGACATTGACTTCATTGACCTAGGGTCAGTCGTGTCGTACGCTGGTGAACCGTTACCTTTAGCCGTGACAGGCGAAATAGGCGCAGGTGCGCTAGTTGTTTTCTTAATTACCGGCTCGTTAGCGATTTTTGCTTCAAGACGGCCAATTTCTTTAGCTTGTAAGATTGGCGGTAACTGAGCAATCCGGTCAGCTTCCTTAATATTAGTCCCTAGGTAATAAGCCAGTTCGGGGCCAACATCAGATGACTGTATGGATTGGGCCATCACGTCAGTAATCGGAACACTGGGGTTGTATGCAACTTGCTCGAAGTCATCATACTTAGCTCTCGCTTCTTCTTCTCTATCGTGGTAAGACTCAATGATTTCACGCTGTTGCTTTTGACGATCTCTTTGCTCAAGCAGTTGTTCAGCTTTCTGCACTGCCAATGCTTCGGCGTATGCTTCTACTGTATCAAATTGCTCAGGCGCAGGAAGGTCTCTAGGCGTCGCAGGGGTTGAAGCCTGTGCAGCACGTTCTCTTTCCCATTTACGCTGTTCTCTTGCCAAGCGTTTGCCAATCGCAGCATCAAGTTCCTCTTGCGAGAATGTCTTGCTTGCTTCTGCTGGCTTTTCTTCCGACACTTCTACTTCTTGTGCTACAGTTTCAGGAGCTGTCGTAACTTCTTCTACTGGCGCGGGTACTTCCGCTTGAACTTCTACTTCTTGGTTTTCACTCATTTTGTTTCCTTAGAAACCCTGGTGAAATGCACCAGTACATTTTTTATTATACGTTTATTGCTGCCACTTTAGCTTGAAACGCTTTTACGCGTAATTCTAATGCGGCTGAATCTGCTTGTAGTTTATCGTTTGCTGCGTTAATTTCGCTAGAACGGCGCTCAACTGCCGCTTGGTTAGCGTCTACTTTTTTCTCTTTGGCAGCAAGGTCTTTTTCGCGTGTGTCTAATGCGGCTTCAGCGGCTGTAACTTTAGCTTCAAAAGCCTTAGCGTCTGCTTTAAGTTTAGCGGCTAAACTTTCAGCTTCAGCTTTAGATACTTTAGCGGCGTCTAACAAGCCATCTATTTCAGCTTGTTTAGTCAACGCATAAGAGTCTGCTTTAGATTTAACCTTAATTGCGTCTTCAACGGCGGTTAATGCGCCTTGACGTTTAGCCAATTCGTCTCTAAGTTCAGCCATTCTACCTAAATCAGTTAAAAACTGTTTTGTAAAATAACCTACGAAATCAGGGTTTCCGGTACTGTCATTAGTAATGTTCATTTTGATTCCTTACGCGTAGTAGCTAATATTTATTTTAGCGCCAGCAGTTTGCTCAATAAATTTAATTTGTGTTAAGTCACCATCGTACTGCAATGTAACGCCTACGGCAAGTGGCATACCCACAGTTGCAGTTGGATTTACACCGTCATCACGCCAGCGAACAGCTTGCGCTTCAGGCGTAATTAATGCGATGGATGGAGTACCAGCTAAACCACTTAAGTTTTTAGTTGGCACAGTTAAATTTGTAGCCGCGCTCAATGTTGTAATTTGCTGATACCCTAAGCGCGAGGTAATTGCTTTTAAAGTTGTTGCCATCTAAATTCTCCTACTTTGTGTAAAGGATCGAATTTCGACCCATAATTGTTGACCTGCTGTAATAATACTGCCAAAAAACCCACCTGCAAAAAACTGACCGCCAAAAAAATTACCCATTAGAACGCGCCCCCACTAATATTTGCTGAGTTATACCATTTAGACCCGTCATATAAAAGTAAATTACCCGCAGCAGGCGTTGTTATTTGAACATCGCCTTCGTATTGGCCTAGTATGCCACCAAAAGTTGGTCTGATAAATAAAGACCCATTAGACGCAGCGTGAACCACAGCGCACACTTGCACTTTAGGGTTAGGGGCTGTAGGCAAGGTCTTTGTTAGACCGCCAGTTACGGCAGGGTTGTAGTAAAGTATTTGACCGTCTACCCAAGCCTCGGCGCCCCCAGTGGTGTTAATACCTCGCACTAACCCAAAACTAGTGACATATATCCAATCATTTAACGCACCGCTTTCAGTGGCCACGCCCATTACATAAGACGCAGTAGAGGCAGTCAATCCTGTGGCTGGAGCGCCTTTCAATCCGCCACTAGCACCGACAGTGCCAGTAAACATAACCACTTGACCTTCGGTAACGGCGGCAGAACATTTAATTCTGAAGTATTGCTCTTGCCCTATTTGCTGTACAGCGTTGCCGCCTTCCATAACTAAACTCAATGTTTGAGCAGAGTCAGCATTATCCCAATACAATGTTCCTTGGGCTGTAGGTAAAGTTGTAGGCGTAATGTCAAAATCAACAGAGTTAGCATTAGCTACGTCGCCGTTGTCAGTAACAGTTACTGTAGAGTTTTGTAGTAGCTTGCCTGTTGTAGTATCAAACCGAGCAATAGCGTTATCTGTAGCGCTTGCTGGCCCTGCAACATCTCCTAACCCTGCTATGCCTGTTATAGTTCCGCCTGTAATAGCAACATTATTAGCATTTTGTTCCGCCATCGTTCCTACGCCTGTCAGCGTATGATTTGCGTCCCACGCAACC